CGTTTGAAGGTTACCGCAACTCGACGCTCGCAGGCGGCGTTGCGACCACAATGACCATCACCGGCAACGACGGCAACACCTACACGTTGAGCGGCGGATCCTCGCTGCGCAGCACCAACGCGACGCAGGCCGTTGCGGCAGGCCAAACGCTGTTTGCAACGGTCCCGGTCGTCAATGGGGCTGTTGCTTATGCATGGTATGTTGGGGCTGCCGGCTCGGAGACGCTGCAAGCGATCACTACGATCAACAGCGTCGCGTTCAGCGCTCCCCTCACGACCGGCCAGCAGCCAGCAACCGTCGTTACGTCCGACAATTCTCGCAATCTTGGATTGGCGTTCGACGGATTGTTGACCGACGGCTTCAATCCCACCACAGCCTCGTACGTCCAGCCGCTCGCGTCGGGCGTCGCGGGGACCGGGACGTTCCTCACACCCTCAGGCCGAGGTTCGATTATCGAAATCGACAATATGCTGCTGCAGATGTGGAACAGCTATCGGGTGTCGCCGACGGTTATCTACGTCAACGCGCAAGAGCAGAAGAACATCACGGCCAAATGCTTGACAAACGGGTCAGGGCCGCTTGTTCGCTACAATGTCGACGCCTCTCAGTCAGCGCCCTATGAGTTCACCGCCTCGGGTGTGGTGCGCTGGTATTACAATCCCTTCACCGGCGTCGAGATCCCGCTCATTGTTCACCCAGACCTGCCGCCGGGAACGATCTTGGGGTACTGTGAACGCCTGCCGGCGTGGTATCAATCGAACGAGACTCCAAACGTCGCCGAGGTCCTGACGCGCCGCGACTATTATCGAGTCGATTGGCCGGTCCGTACCCGCCGCCGCGAGTTCGGCGTCTACACCGAAGAGGTTCTCGCGATATACGCCTCATTCGGAATCGGCATCATCACCAACATCGGCAACGGCTGACGCTTAGCCGCGCTTAGCGCATCACCGCACGGCAGACGCGCACGCGCGGTGGTTTTGTTTTTCGCATCGTCTCAGCGAGCGTCGCATGTCGCCCTTCGATCTGACCAATCTCGCGGCTTTGAAGGCCTGGCTCGGACTACCCGCCGCGCCAGGCCCGAACGATGCGACGCTCGCTGCGCTCGTCACAGCAGCCAGCCGTTCAATCTACGCTTACCTCGCCCGGCCCGGCCTGCTGCCGTTCTCCTACGCCGAGACGATTGATCTTGAGACCAATCGCATCACGCTGAGGCAATGGCCGGTGCAGCAAGTGACGTCAGTGACATGGCGCGGAATCGCCGTACCGCCCGATGAGAACGCCAACCTGGAAGCGTCAATCGGCTACGCCCTTGAGCCCTGCGACGGAGTTCCGCCGGGACGACCGCAGGCGCTGGATTTATTTGGCCATCAATACCGGTCAGGACGTCAGAGCCTCGTCGTATCCTACAGCGCTGGATACGCGATCCAAAACGAGGTGCAAGCCGTTCCGACCGCCGTTCCCCTCCAGGTCTCGGCGTTTTCGCCCTACGGGCCTTGGGGATCGGATCTCGGAGTGACCTACACTGCAACGGGCGCGCCGCTGACGGCGGTTTCAGCCTCGCCAACCGTTGGGCAATATGCTGTCGGCGCCGGGACCTATGGCTTCTCTGCGGCGGACGCTGGACAATCGGTCTCCATCTCCTATGGCTACGTGCCGCAGGACATCGCGCAGGCAGCCCTGGAATTGGCGGCTGAGCGCTTTCGCGCTGCCGAGCGCATCGGGCTCAAATCAAAGTCGATCGGAGGTCAGGAAACAATCGCCTACGACACCAGCGCCATGTCGGCGCCGATTCAGGCGATGTTGCAACCCTATAAGCGGGTCACCCTCTGATGGCCGCGCTCGAGGTCCAGGGTCTCGAAGAAACAACCGCGCAGTTCGATGCTTATCCAGCCGCATTGCAAGTCGCGCTTAGCGAGAAGGCGACCGAACTCGCAGGGGCGCTCGCCGATCTGGTCAAGAACGACAAGCTTTCCGGCGCCGTGTTGAACGCGCGTTCCGGCGCGCTCAGCGATTCGATCGCGGTCAGCGTCGCCGCCGACGGCGACGGCGTTCTTGCTTCGGTTGGCTCCGAAGGCGACGTGAAATATGCGGCGATTCAGGAGTACGGCGGCAAGACGAGCGCCCACGAGATCCTGCCCGCGAAAGGCGATGTGCTCGCCTTCGTTTCCGGCAATGCTCAGCATTTCGCGCGACGGGTCGAGCACCCCGGCTCGGTGATTCCTGAGCGATCTTATTTGCGCTCCGCGCTTGACGACATGAAAGACGAGATCCTCGACGCGCTTGCCGACGCCGCAACCGAGGCATGGGAGCGCGCATGACCCGCGAGGCAGCCTTTTCGGCGCTGTTCGCCGCAGTCTCCGCGGCCTACCCGTGGGGGCTCGCTTCGCGGCGAATGAAACTGTGGAGCGAAGTTCCGGCCGCGCTGCGCCCGGCCTTCTTCCAGCTCGAATCGGGCCCGGAAACCTATCAATGGGCCTCGCCCGCGACGCCGAAGCGGACGCTCGAGGCCAAGCTCTTCCTCTATTTTGACGCCCGTGACCCGACGACGCCAGGCGCGATCGCGATCAACAACGCCCTCGACGCGATCGATGCGGCGCTTGCGCCTGCCGGTCTCGACGTCGGCCTCGGACGGCAGACCCTTGGGGGCGCCGTGTACGACTGCAAGATCACAAGCGTGCCGGTGCGAGACACAGGCGACCTCGACGGCGACGGCCTTGCGGTGGTCGCGGTGCGGCTGGTGGAGCCGTGATGCTGCTCCGTCCCTCGTACCGCTGAACGTTCTGACGGAACCGCACTGCGCGCCTTGCTGACAGAGCGGCGCGATTCTCATAACCGACCCCTTAACGGAGTTCACCCTTATGTTCGTCTTCGGCTCGGGCGTGCTGATCGGCACGCAATTGAACGTCGCCAATCCAACTCCGATCAACTTTGGTCTGGTCCAGAAGGTCAGCGTCGACACTTCGGTCAGCGTCAAGGAACTGTATGGTCAGTTTGCGTTCCCGGTCGCCGTCGGATCCGGCACCCGCAAAGTGACGTGCAAGGCGACTTTGGCGCGGTTTAGCGGGCAGGCGCTCGGTCGCTTGTTCTACAATCAGGTGCCCATTCCGGGCGCAACGGTATCTCAGTTCGCAGAGGTGCACAGCGTCCCAGCGGCAGCCCCCTACACAATCACTGTCAGCAACTCGACGCACTTCTTGGCTGACCAGGGTGTGACTTACGCGGCCAACGGCCTTCCCCTGCTTAACGTCGCGACGTTGACTGCCGCGGGACAATACACGTTCAACGCTTCGACCGGCGTCTACACATTCAACTTGGGAGACGCAGGCGCGAGCGTCCTAATCTCCTACACCTACACACAAACGGCCACGACGACTCAGAGCCTGGCGATCGGCAACCCGCTGGTCGGGCCGACGTCGACCTTCTCGGCGCTGCTGTTCGCCACCGACCCAACGACGAACGCACAGTTCTCGGTGACGCTCAACCAGTGCGTCGCCAGCAAGTTCTCGTTCGACACCAACATCGAGGACTTCGCCAAGCCGGATTTCGAGTTCCAGGCGTTCGCCAACGCGGCGGGTCAGGTCATGACCTTCAACTTCGGAGACGCAGCGTGAGCGAAGACGGCTTCTCCATATCGCTCGGCGGGAGAACTTGGTCGGTCCCGCATCTGCCGTTCCGCGCGATCAAGGCGATCCAGCCGGCGCTGTTCGAAATCTATCTCGCGGCCGGCGGCCCTTCCATGTCGGGCGAGTCCGTCGCGCGTCTCAACGAGGCCCAGCTCGATCGCCTCGCTGAAGCGACCTGGCGGGCCATCTCTTTCGTCGAGCCTGAGCTTTCCTTCGCGAAATTTCTCGACCTCGCGTTCTCGGTCGGCGAACTGATCCAAGCTTTTCCGTCAGTGGCCAAGGCAGCTGGTCTTCAGCCGGGCAAAATTGAAGAGCAAGCTTTGCCCACGCATGCGACGCGGGAGGCGTCGCAAACCGCGGGAAAGTTGATTTCGACGCCCTGATCGCCCAGGTCGTCGCCAATACCGGCTGGCGCTGGGACGAAGCACTAGACCAATTGACGATGCCACGTTTTCTCGCGCTGCGGGCCGAATGGCGTCGCAACCCGCCGGCTCACTGGCTGGTCGCCGCGGCTCTCAAGTATCGCGCGCCAGAGGAAGCCGCGGCACTGCGCCAGCCGACGATCGCGGAATTGAAGGCGGCGTTCCCAAACGGCGCGCCCTGACGAACCCACGCAAGGTCAAGGATCAGCGATGGCCGACGCAAATGTCTCCGTCAGCTTCAACGCTTCGGTTTCCGACTTCGTATCGGGTGTCGGTCAGGCGAAAGACGCCCTGCAAAGTTTTTCGGCGCCTTTCGGTGAAATCAACGCGCAATTGTCGTCTCTTTCCGCCGCTTCGTCCCAGGCGTTCAGCCCTAGCCGTCTGCAGCCCTATCGCGACGGACTGGACGCGACCCAAGCGCTCCAGCAATCCTTCACTGCCGACGCGGCCCGCGCCGCCCAGGCATTGCGAGCTGGCGACGACGCGAGTTATGCCGACGCGACAAGGGCGGCGCAACTCGCAACCTCGGAAGAGCTGAAGCTCCTCGCGGACGCGTTGAAGCAAAAGCTTGCCCTTTATGCCGAAGAGGCTCGCTTCTACGAAATAACGCAGCAGCAAAAGCTTGAACTGTCGCAAAGCGCGATCAGCCAAGAATATGCCGCCGAGGTCGCTGCGCTGCAAAGGCAGGACGGTCTAGGCGAACAATCGGTGGCTGCAAAACAGCGTGTTGACGACATGCTCATCGAAGCGTCGCGGCGCCGCGACGATCAGATGGCGGCTTCGACCCGCTCTTCCCTTCAGGAGCAGGAGCGCGACTATCAAGCGTTCGGCAATTCTATCGAGCAGGCGTTCAACTCCCAATTACGTGGGTTGCTGACCGGGACGACGACCTGGCATACGGCGTTTAAGAGCGCGCTCGACGATCTGCTGATAAAATTTATCGAGTGGTGCGAAACAACCGCCGAACACTTCATCTTGGCGGAGGCGATGAAAACAGCGGCGACTACGTCGGGCGTCGCTGCTCGCACCAGCGTTGAACAGGGCGGAGCTGCGGCGTCACTGGGCGCACAGAGCGCAGCAATGGTTCAATCGATCCTTTCCTCCGCTGCGGAGACGTTCGCTGGCGTGTTTGGATTTCTGGCGCCCCTCATGGGACCGCTCGCTATCGGCCCTGCCACAGCAGCGCAGGCCACGGTCGCGGGAATGGCGGGCGCTGTTGCGTCCGCGGATATCGGCATGTGGGAGGTGCCAAAAGACCAACTCGCGCTGATTCACCAGAATGAACTGATCATGCCTGCAGGACCCGCCGGAGCCCTACGGGAAATGCTGACCAACGGCTCGAGCGGCAGTGGCGCGGGCAGCGGAGGATCAGTCGCTATTCACCCGACCACACACTTTCACGTCAACGCAATTGACAGCGCGTCGGTCTCGTCCTGGATGCGCCAGAACGGCTCGGGCATGACGAAGGCGCTCGACCAAGCGGTCCGCCATGGCGCTGCCCTTGGACTCAAGCGGCTCAATGGACGCCGATGACGTTTCCGACTGTCACCGGCGTCCATTTGTTACCCTCAACAGGCGAGTTCGCCTACGACACGCTCCCGGCGGTCGGGTTTCAGCGAGGGTCGAGTGGCCTAAACAACGCGACGACTCTCAA